CCTGATGAACCAGAGTGTTTAGTATACGACGACTAAAATATGGAGGGAGGGTCACTATTCAATCCTGGCTTTCTAGGATCAAGTTTTCATTGGTTTATAGGCCAGATTGCTGATGATTCAACGTGGAGAGAAAATCAAAACCCTGCCAAGTTTGATAAAGTAGAAGATATACCAGCATGGGGATACAGATATAAGGTTAGAATTGTAGGTCAACATGAACAAGAGGAGTCTGATGTAAGTGCAGAGGAACTACCTTGGGCTCAAGTCATGTATCCTGTGACTGCTGGTAATGGTATTGGTGGATCTTTTATGACACCAGCCCTCAAACAGGGAATGTTTGTCTTCGGATTTTTTCTAGATGGAAAAGATGAACAAACTCCTATAATCATGGGTTGTCTTGGTAACAATGCTAAGACTAAACTTGAAAGAAAAATGGGAACTCAAGGTAGTGGTGGTAAGAATTTTGTGCCACAAAGTTTTTATTCTGTTCAACAAAAAGTAAGTGATTTTAAAGATAGAGTTCTCAAGGATGGAGATTTTGCACCAAAGCAAGCAGGAAATGAGGCATATAATTCACCATCAGATTCAAACGTATCCGCAGAAGCATCAGACGCAAATAATTTGTATAGAGTATCTGATGAAAGAACAAAGTATGTATTAGAGGAACCACATGCATTGGCATGCCCTAATCCAGATACACAGACTGATACAAAAAACATACAGACTGTGATACAAAAGTTGACTGAAAAAATAGAAAGATTTCAACAATCCCTCTTGGATGCTGATAAGGCTGGTGGATTACCAGTTCTAGAAATCAACAAAGATATAGATGAAGCGATTGAAAAGGCTTCTAAAGAGATGTCGAAATATATGAAAGGTATAATGAATCAGGTGCAACAGTTCACTACCAAAGAGTATAATGAGAAACTTGCATCTATGGAAAATCTTGCTCCACCATCTCATACTTTAGAATTACTGAAAAAAAAGGTAGAAGGTCTTGAAAAAATTGCTTGTATGTTCAATGGCATGGCAGGTCTTGCACTCGCAGGATTAATTGCTGCTGCATTGAAGAAGGCTTTTAATAGAAAGAAAAAGAAAGCAGAAGATGCTGCTGCTAACGCTGCCATATCTGAGGCAGGAGTTGCTGGTGTAAGCACCTCATTAGTAATACCGAGTGTTCCTACACTAGACACACCTGGTTCTGAGAATGTTCCACCTCCCTCTGCTGATGGATTTTATAGACCAACACCTCTTTGTGAAACAGAAGAAATTGTTGGTGAAGTGTTAGGAGGAACGATTAACACAATTTTAGGAGGGTTTGATGGTGCAATTGGCCCTGTAATTGATGAAATATCAAATTCTCTTGGAGGATCATCAACAGAAACTGGATCGGAAAATGTGGGAACTATTGATCATGCTATAAATGAGAATAATGTTCTCTCATCTTTATCATCTGGTGATTTAATTTTAAGTTTTTCTCAAACTGTAGCAGATCAAGCAGGTTTAGATTCTAATAGTGTGGGAGGTGCACATCGTTTTTGGGCAGACGGAAATTATGGTCGTGGATTACTTGGATTCATTGATGCTGTTGGTCAAAATACTCCAGATAATCAACAATTAATTGCAGACGCATTATCATTGATTGATGACAAATCAAATCCCGAAGGCATAGCGGCTGGATTAGTTTTAGCATCAAATTTATTAGGTGTTAGTGAAAATACTTTAACTGGAATAGGTAATGCCTTTGAAGCAATCAGAACTGGTAATATACCGAATTTAATTTCTGCTGCTGGTAGTCTTGCAGCATTTAGCCCTAGAATTTTAAATGCTATTGCTGGTAAAGGAGCATCTCTTGCTGGATTATCAGCAAGTAGTTTAGGTTTGGGTGCATTGGGTGGTATGAATTTTGATATAGGAACTGCATTAGGATTTGTTAACTCAATCACTAAGATATTTAACTGTGATCCTGACCCAGAGTGCTCACCAAATGATTCTCATACAATGCAAAGTGGTGGTGGATCTTCAGATAAACCTACTAATGCAGGTATAGCAGAGAGTGCAAAAAACACTGCAAACTCTGTTGCTGAGAGAAGATCCTATGGAACAAGTATAGAAAAGTTGAGTTCTAGTAAACAAGGTGTTACAATTAAGAAAGTATTTGCTAAACCAAGATCAAGAACACAAGATCTAACTAATCTAGTTGGATATGTTAATGGTCAACCATACTATGGCCCATTCCACATTCATGAAAGAGATGATGGAAGAGTCGTCAAAATGGTTGGTATTGCCCATACAACAACACCTCATGAAATCATATATGACACAGTTCAAGAGAGTTTAGACTAATGCCAATAACACCAACGTCATTTGATAATATTAAAGTAGGATATATCAGCGAAACTGATGGATATGTTCAAAATGTATCTATTGCTGATGCAAATTCATATGCAGAATTAAATCCAGAAACAGAATTTATTTTCATAGATGGTGATGAAAAAGTTAGATTTTTAACAATTAATGAAGTCAATGCATTAACTCCTAAGAATCTACTAAGATCCGATCCTTGTCTAACTGGTGATCAACCATGTGGCCCACCAAAACTTAAATTTTTTGGAGGAGGTGGTGTTGGAGCAAGTGCAAATCCAGTAGTAGATGTTAATGGTAACTTAATCGCAGTTGATCTTGTGAGTGGTGGTTTTGGATATACTTCACCTCCACAAGTTCAAGTGATTGATCCCTGTAAAAATGGTAGTGGTGCTGTTCTTCAATCTGTATTAGGAACTGGTGCTCTGACTGGAGTTGTAGTGCGGGTAATTATTAAGGATAGTGGTCAAGGTTATCTTCCACCAGCACAAACAGTTCCACAATATCCTGCCATCATAGAACTTACAGGTGTGACTATTACAAATCCAGGCTTCAACCACAATTGTGGAGTCGATACCATAGAGGTAATACCAAGTAATGGAACAGTTCTTTCATATAGTTGTGATCCTTTTGGAAAGATAAGATCAGTATCTGTTGATAAAGGAGGTAGATTCACAGAACTACCACAAATTAGGATGAACACAGAGACTGGATTCAATGCAACTTTTGTTCCTAATTTTGACATTATTCGTGATCCACAACCAATTGAACCTGTGTTAACAGATGTTGTTCAGGTATATGATTTAATAGGATTAAATATAAATGGTTATGTTGATGGTAAACCATACTATGGAAATGTTTATTATGTAAATGGTATTAGATATGCAGGAACATCTGCTAATTCTGGAACTAATATTGTGGTTTATGATACTCAACTTGCTAGTGTTCAAAAGAGACAAATTGAAGGTCAAATTGTTGCAAGTCAGATAGAGGAGACTGAAACTCAGGAGGATACTATCGAAGCAATAAGTTCTCCAACAAGAGGAACTTACTCCACTACACCAATAAGTGAACCATCAACAACTCCAGCAACACCATCAACAACCACAACACCAGCAACTGGTGGTGGATATTCAACCCCATCAACACCAGCACCTGCACCGTCAACCCCATCAACACCAGCACCATCAACACCTAGCACACCTAGCGGTGGAGGTGGCGGTGGCTACGGAGGAGGATACTAATGTCTGAGAAAAAGAATTTTTGGAATCAAGTGTGGAGTGCCATGAATGGTGCTATCACGTTTGGTAAAATAAGCCCAAAAGGTGATGTCACTTCAAGTGTTCATATTCAAGCACTTGATGGTAGACACTTCATGTGTTTCGATGAAGATGGCCCACGAACTGGTTATACTTTATTAAATTCACCAGGTTCAACCTTTATTCATAGTGGTGAGGATCTAGAACAACAGCAAGAAGCAATTATGATTCTTGCAAATAATGGTGATATACATTTAAAGGCAGCAAATGGTAAGATTAAATTAGAGGCACTTGACATTGAACTAATTGCCAATGGTAATGCTCCACAGGGTGTTATTTGGGCAAACGCATATGAGACCTTGAAACTTGACTCAAAAAATGTTACAATAGATGGAAAGCAGTCTTTAAAAATTATGACATCGGGATTACTAACGATGAGAGGTGGTCTTGGAACTCAAATGTTATCACCACTTATTGAGGGAGTCTCTGCTGCTATGTCTAAATTAAAACTACCAGAACCCGCAGAAGTAAACAAGGAGTAACATGGCATTTGCATTCGACGAAATATTCGCATACGGTGGGCAACTTATTGTTGCTGCTAAAAAGATAGTTCCTCAAGCATTGGGAGTAGGTGAGAAGAAGATTGACCACTCTGCATATATTCAAGGTAATACTCAGATTGGAAAACCAGATGCTTGGTTTTATCCTCCTGATTCTACTTTAATGGTGGGAAGGGAAGATACTGCAGGAACACCTAGAGCACTTTACACAAAAGGTAATGTAAGAATCGAAGGTGATGGTGATACTAATGATGCTCTTCTTGTTTCTGGTGGTTCAGCACATGCAGCTCGCTTTTCTGGTTCTGGTTCAAACACAGTTTATATTGACGGGGATTTGTATGTAAGTGGATCGACAGACTCTGGTAACAAAGGTAGACTTGCTGCTAGATTTGGTGCTGCTGATGGTAGACCAAAACCATTTGATATCAAACACCCAAGTAAAGAAGGATATAGATTAAGATATGCTTGTATTGAAGGCCCAGAGGTGGGTGTATATCATAGAGGAAGAGTTAAGGGTCAGAAAATAATAAAACTGCCTGATTATTGGAAAGATCTCGTGGATGTTGAGAGCATATCAGTTCAGTTGCAACCAATTGGTGCACATCAAGATATTATTGTAAAAAGATGGGATGAAGAATTTATTTACTTACAAGCACAAGGTGGTATGCCCGTAAATTGTTTCTATCATGTATATGCTGCAAGGAAAGATGTGAATCCATTATATGTTGAATACCAAGGTGAAAGTTGGAAAGATTATCCTGATCCAAACTTTAATCCTGAGATCACACCAGAGAATCCTAACTTTAACGATCCAGAGTATAGAACTAAAAGGAATACCATAACAATTTGAAGAAATTAATTTATGTTGAGGAGAACTTTATTTCTCCTGATGATTGTCAAAAATTTATTGATTTATCTCTTACAAATAAAGGAAAAGAGATGCCTTATGGTGATGAAACGAGAGGTGGAGATACTTATTTAACCACTGTTGAATGGAAAGATCACACTGCTGTTTATCTTGGTGGTGATGTTGAACCAACCATACCATCATTGGATGATAAGGTTGTAACTAATGTAAATGATGTATGTAAAAGTTTTGACCCTGATATAATACTTGATTATGTGGGTGTCGTTCGATGGCCTGTGGGAACGTTTATGAAACCGCACTTTGACAAGAATGATGTTTATGGTGAAGATGTATTTGCTGCCATGTTGTATCTAAATGATGACTTTGAGGGTGGATCTACGGTGTTTGAACACATGGAAGTAAAACCAGAGACAGGTAAACTCATTGTATTTTCAAATTCAAAGTATCTTCACTATGTGACTAGGGTTGACAAGAGCGAAAGGTATGTGTTATCATTTTGGTATAAATATCCCAAATCTAATGAATGATGCGTATTTGACACGTTGTGTTGTTGATCCACTCAAGCGTAAAATTTATATGTATTCTAGTGAGGGTGATGAGAAAACCGTAGACTGTGAAACCGTGGATCAGTTTATGAATATGTTACGGTTCGTGCGTGATACAGCAGGTGATGAGGTGTTATCATACGTCAATCCTCTTTGACGGCCACCAAAATCAGCTTTAGCTTACAAAAAGGCGGGAAAAAAATCCCGCCAATTTTTTTGCCCTATTAGTTTTTTTATAAATACCTAAAAAGTATAGCGAGTTAAAATGGGCATTCGCATAGATGGAAATAA